CGCCGCGACTGTGACAGTGCCCCGATATCTGTGGGGGCTCAAATTCACTTACCCTCGGGATCACCCGTCAGCGACTTGAGCATCCGCTGGAATCGAATCTCGGCCCACTCGGCTTTGGTCTTCGCTTGGAGCTCGTCGAGGAGTTCGAGGAACCCGACTACCCGCTTGGGGACTTCCATCGTGTAGGTGGCGCCGCAGAGCTTGAACTGATGCTCGCTCACCCACACACCCCCGCCTTGCCCGGCCCGTTGATGCGGATGCACGAGCAGCCGTCTCCGCAGATGGAGTCGGTGTAGCAGGTGAAGCCGGAGTAGGGGCAGTTGTCGCATCGGGCGGGGAGTGCCCAGGTGATGGATGCGATGGCGAGGAGGATGGCGGCGAGCTTCATGGGTAGGCTCCCTAAAGGCCGCTCGAGGCGGCCGGTTGGCTGGGTTTCCATGCGTAGGATGCAGGATCCCCATACCCATGGCTGTTGGGCAATTGCCGTTTCTTGTGGCGCTCGGTCGATTCGATCGGGGCTGGCCTCTGGGCTCCGACCTGTCTCGACTGTCTAGCTCCGCCGTCGTGCCGTCATGGGTCGCGGGGTTGGACCGCTTGTTCTGAGGGCGGCTACGGATGGTCCTCGGATTCGGGCGGAGGTCCCTGTCCAGGGCGGGGGCTCTGCCCCTGCGCGTTTGTCCCCCCATCGTAGCCCGTTCCACGCGGAACGCGACAAGTCCTGAGCAGGACTGTTGCACTTTTCCCGCCCCTGCCATACTTTGTGGCGAACGAACGTTCGTTCGTAGGGGGACCCACATGGCGGCGGCGACGGTAGTGAAGTATGGGGGTCCCGAGCGGAACCTCAGTCTGCCTCTCAGCAACAAGGTTCTGCACCGCTGGAGTCTGGTCGCGGGGAACGGCGACACCCACGACACTGGCCTCGACGGCATCGTCGAGACGGCGATCACGGGCACCCGGTCGAGTTCGGCGCTGGCCTTTGCGAGCGGGAACTGCGCGGTCGCATCGGTTTCCGCTGGCGTGGTCACGTTCACCGCGGCTGGGTCCACGCTGTTCGATCTGCTCGTCTGGTCGAACCAGTAATCAGTGCCCAAGTCGCTCCGCGACTACGATGGCCTCGATGCGGCGCGTCGCGTCGTGTGGGATGCCTTCGACTACAAGACGCATGAGCCTGCGGTCGAGAAGTTCCATGCCTCGAAGGCCCGCACGAAGATCATCTCGTGCCCTGCGCGTACGTCGAAGAGCTATGCCGGCGAGAAGGACATTCTTCCCGATGTCCTCCTCGTCGGCGCCCAGCTTGACCTCGATCCTACGACCCGCACCCAGCGGGGCTGGATCGTCTGCCCGAACTTCTCGCTCGCGAAGGAGTTCGACTACTTCTGGCGCGATCTCGTCGAAGTCCGCGGCAAGGTCGGCTTCCCGTACAAGCTGAACCGCCACAAGAACAATCCCCAGCAGGGCGACATGGAGATCGTCCTCGACTGGGGCAAGAACGCGATGGGTGAGGACGTTCAGTCCATCATCCAGTGCCGCTCGGCCACGAACCCGAAGTCGCTGCAATCGGAACAGCTCGACTGGGTGATCCTCTCGGAGGCCGCCCGCCTCGAGGAGCAGGTCTGGACGAAGTACCTGTCCACCCGCTTCGGGCGCTCCGTCTGGCCGACCACGCCCGACATCACGGCGTCGTGGATCTTCGACCTGATCCGCCAGGGCGAGGAGAACCCGAAGCTCGGCATCGAGCACTTCACGTTCACGGGCCGCGCCAACCCGGACTACAACTGGCCGAACTACTGGACCGAGCACCAGAGGGCCGAGCTCAACCAGACGAACCTGATCTCGACGCTCCCGGTCGACGAGTTCAAGTGTCCCTCGCGCGACAACGGACACGACTGCTTCGATGATGTCGTCGGCTGCAAGGCGATGGCCGACGATGCGTTCGCCGAGCAGTTCGGCGGGAAGTGGGTCTTCCATCGCGGCCGGATCGTGCCCCTGCGCGAGAAGACCGGCGACAACGGCCAGCCCGCCCACGTCATCGAGCACGACCTCTCGTGGTTCCGCCACGCGGACCTGCATGTGTCGTTCGACTACGGGTTCAGCGACGGCACGGCGATCCTCTTCTGGCTCGTCGGCCCGCGGCAGATCGTTCTCCGCAAGTCGATCTACGAAAAGGGCCTCGTCCCCGACGACATCGTGAACCGCGTGCTGAAGACAGTGCGCTGGTTCGAGGACACCTACGACTCGCCCGGGATGCTGAAGCGTCTCGTCGGAGATCCGAAGAAGCCCGAGGTCGCGGAAATCTTCCGGCGCCGCGGACTATCGATCTGGGATATCGACAAGGCGGCGCAGACCGATCGCAAGGCCGGGCATCTGGAGCTGATGAACTACCTCCAGACCGACCCGGCGACGGGCGAGCCGGGGATGTACGTCCACGCCGAGAACATCGAAGTCATCAAGGAATGGCGCACGCTGCGGCGTAACGACAACGTGCGAAGCGAGGACTCGGCGACGGCTGTCATCGGCCCCGACCACGCCTACGACGCGGCGCGGTACTTCGTGATGACCCGCCCCGTTCGCAACGAGCGGCAGTCGATCCAGAAGATGACGTGGTTCGAGAAGAAGAGGCTCGAGAACGTCGAGCGTCAGCGCCGCGCCCGTGTCGCGACCGTCCAGAGCGCCTATGGCCGCTCCCGCGTGGGAGGCGTCCATGGGGCCTGAAGAGCTCAAAGAATGGAAGATGCGGCTCCAGCACGCGCACAACGAGTGGCGCAATGCGGGCTACATCCCCGACGAGAAGGGCACGACCGAGAACCTGCACATGATGAGGTATCTCGACGCCTATCGCGGCGACTTCCCGATGTCGCTCGAAGGCGGCACCGAGAAGGCCGACCAGATGGCCGGGAACATCACGTTCTCGATCATCAACACGATGATCGGCTCGACCTCCGCGCAGAACCCGGAGCCGATCCTGCGCCCGATCGGCGGCGCCTCGGCCGGGATCGACGCCCGCCGCCGCGCGTGGATCAACGAGCAGGTCGTCCGGTACATGATGCGCGAGAAGAGATTCAAGCGCGAAAACGACATGGCGTTTCTGTCGGCCGTCCTCTGCGACATGGGGATCACGCAGCACGGCTTTACGCCCGATGTCGAATACTTCGACGACAACGGCAACGTGATCGCGCGCCACAAGAACCAGACGCCGGACTTCCCGTGGATTCAGTTCCGCCGCCCGTGGCAGGTCCGCATCGACCCGATCGTCAACAGCTTCGAGCCCGACGGCGAGCCGCGCTGGGTTGCGTTCCACAACCTCTACTTCGCGAGCCAGGTGCGCCGGAACTCGAATCTCGTGTTCCGAGACGATCTGCACCCGACCTACTTCCAGGACATGCGGCCTCGCGAGGACCGAGGCAAGCCGGGCTCTCCCGCGCCGTCGGGCGACGCGAACGTCATGCCCATGTACGAGGAGTGGCTGATCTACGACGCCGAAGAGCGTAAGTGCTTCGGCATCTCCCCGGGCAGCGAGAAGCTGATCCGCGAAGAGCGGGACTGGCCGTTCGAGTGGGGGCAGCTTCCGTACTCGTATCTGTCGTTCAACCAACAGATCGACAGCCCGTTCGGGATCATGTTCCCGAAGATGTTCTATCAGGATCAGATGCTCTACAACGCGCTCTGGACCACGATCAAAGCGCTCATCAAGCGGTTCCGCCGGATCATCGTCTACCGACAGGGCGCGTTCGATGCGGGCGAAGAGGCGAACCTCACGAACCCGGAGTCGATTGCCGAGTTCATCAAGTGCGACGGCCCCCCCGATCAGGCGATCCGCGACATCCCGCTGTTCCAGATCGACGGACAGCTCGTCGGACTGCTCTACCAGATCAAGGAGCAGATCCGCGAAGTGCTGGGCATGTCGAGCTTCGAGCGCGGGCAGCGCGCGAACGTCGAGACTGCCGCCGAGGCGAATCAGATCGCGATCGGCGGGCAGGCGTCGAGGACGCGCGTTCAGGAGCGATACGAGTCGTATCTAGGCAACCAGATCCGCGCGGCGCATCGCGCGTTTCTCCAGAGCCCGGAC